GCTCCTAGATGGCGACATTGACGGTGCCAAGAAAACCGTCATCTCGTTGATACTTTGCCACCAGTACGACATTGGCCCCTATTGCTGCACCCTCATTGACGCGCACCCAGTAGTTCGTGAGTTTGCCTTTGCCCTTGACCGCGTGGAGTGCATCCCGCCGTAGTTCGGCCTGATTGTAGGTCGTCAGACGCATTGCGCCATTGCTGTGGCTCTCGATTACAATCTCCATCATGGTCGTCGACATAGTAGATTCTCCGGTAAGTGCATCGCTAAAGTGCAATGCATGTAGAGATATTATGCGACCACTCGCAAAATAGCTAGCACTATCCGACGAACGGTTGGAATGAGTGCTCACTTACATTTTGCGGTAGAATCCAGCGCGAAGACACCGACTTATCCCTAGGGGACATTATGCTAAGGCCGGATGGGGTCTCTCGGAACGCGGGCCGAGGATCAACGGCGTTCAAGCCCGGAAACCCGTCAAAACGGGGTCGTACAGGTCCGTTACCGCGTTCTACGGATGGCCGTACTTTGCCGCAGCTTGCCAGGGATGGCACCGAGCGTGCGATCAACCTAATCATGGAGACGATAGACGATGCGTCAGAGGATCGCGCATTGAGAGTGCAGGCCGCATCCGTACTGCTAAAGCTAGGCTGGGGCAGCGCACCCAAGCTACCTAGCATCACGCTTAACGTAGGTGACAGCGTGTCAGCCATGCTGACTACAGAGCAGCTCGTTGCGCTGGCCACAGGCCGTGAGCCCATCGACGTAGAGCCAGAGTGAACCCCTCCCCCCATTGAGGGCGACGCGAGCCGGAGTCCCGACGGTTCCGTGTCGGGCAGTCTCCAGAGCGACACCGCTATTTTGCAGTCAGGACTTATCCCTGCGGGACAGGTTTAATGTAGAGCAATTGTTCCCACCCCCCCATTGCGCTTGGCGAGACTCAAGGCAGCGCATGGATGTGCGTGCAAAAAATTGGGGAATTTTTCGTAGGGGATGTCTAAACAATAGAATGACCCCCTAGCGCGGGTAGGGTATTTTGCTTCGACAGGGTTTATCCCGTCGCCCCTGATGCTTTAGGGTCCACCCTGATTGCTTTCGCTGGGTGGTAAGGCGGGTTTATGGAGTCGGTCGAATGCGCCGGTACTCTCGGGCCGGGGATCAGCCCCCCTCGGACTTTCTTGCTATACGCTTGTCCTTCGCGTAACTGAAATCTATACCTTGGTTATATTGAGCGCAAGCGTTATGTGAAAGTTATAAGCAAGCCTATACTGCGAAACCAGTGGCCTCTATCTTAAAGACGACGTTTGGCGCCCTTGATGCGAATCAGGTGGAAGCCTGTTTCTGTCGGGCTTTGGCCATTCGCCGTCTGCCGGCCAAGGAATGGACTGGCCGCAATGACGCCGGAATCATGGTCATGGTTCGGCAACTGTGCCGGGATTCGCTCCCGCATTTTGTCCGCTGGATCATGCCCGACTACGAGTTCGCGCCGCATCATGTAGAGATAGCGAATCTCATGATGCGCCTTGAGTCGGGCGAGCAACTTCGTGGTGTCGTCAGTGCCCCGCCTCGTCATGGCAAATCCTTGCTTGTCTCGGTCTTTACCCCCTGTTGGGTGTTGGGTCGGAATCCCAAGCGTGAAGTCGTGGATGCGACCTATGGCCAGGACTTATCCAACACCTTTGGTCGCCAGTTCCGCTCCATCCTGCGCTCGCCCGATTTCACCGAAATCTTCCCCAATTGCATTCTCGATGAAGCCGCCCAAGCCGTAGACGTTCTGCGGACCAAAGTCGGTGGCGGCATGCTGTATACATCGAAAGGCTCCGCTCTTACCGGACGCGGTTTCGACTTTGGCATAGCCGACGATTTGCTCCGCGATGCAGCCGAAGCGGGCTCCATGATCGTAAAAACGGCCCTCATGGAATGGTGGCGCGCGGTTTTCCTTACCCGCCAAGCTCCCAATGCGGTCATCGCGCTTTGCGCTACCCGGTGGGCACTCGATGATGTAACAGGTACGATCATCGAAGAAGGCAAACGCGGTGGCGAACATTGGCCCCACCTCCACTTCAAGGCGATCAATGAAAGCGGCGAAGCCCTCTGGCCCGAATGGTTCTCCAAGGAAATGCTTGAGCGGCGGCGCGTCGAAGTCGGACCCAAAGTCTGGCTCTGTCTCTACCAAAACGATCCCGTTGCCGAGGATGGAAACTTTTTCCGCGCTGACTGGTTATCCCGTACTTTTCTCCCCATGGACTTACCACCCAGAGTGCGGTTGGTCGCAGCTTCAGACTTTGCTCTATCCGCAGGGCGTGGCGATTACACAGTTCACGTCATCGTCGGGATTGTCCGCAATGAGTTGGGCGCGGATGAATATTACGTCGTTGACATGTGGCGCAAGCAAGCGCCCATCGAAGAATCGGTAGGCGCACTCTGTGCCTTGCTGCAAAAGCACAAAGGCGTCGATGCTTACCTCGCGGAGCACGACAACATCGTCATTGCCTCATCGTCCTATATCCGCGAGCGCATGCACGCTTGTGGTTTGCATCCGAGATTTCTCAAACTCTCCCGCATCGGGACCAAGGAAGCCAAAGCGGGTCCGCTTCAGGGAGCACTGGAAGCCGGGCGCGTCACATTCGCAGCCCATGCCCCTTGGCTAGCTGATCTGCAAGCCGAGTTTCTGCAATTCCCCGATGGTTTGCACGATGACATCGTGGACGCCCTCGCCAACGTCCTGCGCGGTGTGGTGGGTGGCGGGGTCAAACCGCGCCGGAATGACAACGTAATCGAGGTCGATTTCGACCCACAACTCGCTTTTGGCGGTAAAGTGAAACTTAATGAACTCTGGCAGACCCAAATCGGACGCCGAGGGGAAAGAATATGATTGACGATCCTTATACCATTGAAACAATGATTGAGCGTATCCGAATATTAGAACGTAAAGTCGACGAACTTGGCGCGCGCATGAGTAGCCCGGTTCGACTCGGGCCGTCCAAAGAAATGGAAAAGCAGTGGCACGATGAGCAAATAAAAGCAATGGAAAAAGTTATGTCGCGCATCGAAACACACAAACTGGAATCGGAATGACTGCAACCTACATCAATGATCCATCCTCGGGAGCGCCCGATGGTCGCGCCGATTCCATGTCCGACTTTGGCACCGACAGCCAAGGTCAGCGCAACTACTACATCGCGGAAATCAAGGCATCGGACGAAGAAGCGAAGCACTGGCGGCAACGGGCAACACGCGTCGTCAAGCGTTACCGCGATGTGCGCGAAGATGGCGGTTTGGCACCACAGACCAAGCGATACAACATGCTGTGGTCGATCATTAATACGACCATGCCCGCCGTTTATGGCCGACCGCCGAAACCGATCGTCATGCGGCGCTATACGGACCCCGATCAGGTGGCCCGCGTGGCAAGCCTGATGCTGGAACGGACTCTCGATTTCCAGCTTGCCGCGCAATCGGACTTCCAAGCCGCAATCCGCCATGCTTTGCAGGATCGCCTGCTTCCCGGTATGGGCTGTGTGTGGGTTCGCTACCAGAAAGACCAGACGAGTCCGACCGATACCATCGACAATGACTACTATGCGCGCCTTGCGGGCAATCTAGCTGCCGTCGATTTTGTCTATTGGGAAGATTTCGGCTTCACATCTGCCCGCGTATGGGAGGAAGTGCCACTCGTTTGGCGCGTCGTCTATATGACGCGCGACCAACTGGTCGAACGATTTGGCGACAAGATTGGGAAAGCCGTTCCGCTCGATTACACACCGGCGCGGCACAATTCCATGACCGATTCCACCATGGAAACGGACGAACCACGGCACAAGGTGTTCAATCAAGCAAAAATCTATGAATTGTGGGACAAGCGCAACAGCAAGGTAAGCTGGTTATCGCTGCATTATCCGACGCTTTTGGATCAAAAAGACGATCCAATGAACTTTCCGGGCTTTTTCCCCTGCCCGCGCCCGATGTTTGCGACCAACACGACGGGCAATCTCGTTCCGGTGCCCGATTACTGCATGTATCAGGATCAGGCCAATGAAATCGACTTGATTACCCAGCGTCTTTACATGCTCACCATCGCGCTCAAGGTCGTTGGTGTCTATGACCAGACGCAAGAGGGTATCCAGCGGATGCTGACCGAGGGCGTGGATAACCAGCTAATTCCCGTAGATACCTGGGCCGCGTTCGCGGAGAAGGGCGGCATCAAGGGTACGGTTGATTTCTTCCCGCTTGAGGTCGTTATCGAAGTCGTGGAGAAGCTGTACAACATCCGTGAGCAACTGATTCAGGACATATACCAGATAACCGGCTTGTCGGACATTATTCGGGGAGCCTCTAACCCGAATGAGACGCTCGGCGCGCAAAAGATCAAGGCGCAATTCGCCAGCGTGCGTTTGAATGCGTTGCAACAGGACTTGGCTCGTTTCGTCACTGAAACACTGCAACTCATGGCTCATGTTGTCGTCTCGCTTTTCGACAATACGACGATTGTAGATCAATCCGCCATCATGCAAAGCCCCGACGGGCAGACGGCTATCAAGAATGCTCAGGCAGCCATCGCGCAACGCATGGCCCCGCCGCCCGGTCAACAGCCGCCGCCCATGCCGCAAGGTCCAGGAGGTCAACCTGGTGGGATGTTGCCGCCGCCGTCGCCGCTAGGTGCGAATGTTGTACCTTTCCCCACGCCGGAACCACCGGGTCCGCAAGGCGTCATCGAACAAGCTTTGCAACTGCTACGCAAGGGCAAGACGCTCGACTATCGCATCGAGGTTGCCAGCGATACGATGATCCAGCCGGATTTGGATGACGAGCGCGATCAGCGTAATGCCTTCCTGACTAGCATTACGCAGTTCATGCAACAGGCGATTCCTGCCGCGCAGCAAACCCCACAGCTGATGCCGATCATTCAAGCGCTTATGATGTTCGGTGTGCGCGGTTTCCGCTCTGGACGCGAGATTGAGGGCATCATCGAGTCCACGTTTACCGAAATGCAGAACTCGCCCGCGCCGCCGAAGCCCGATCCCAAGCAACAGGCATTGGAAGCACAAGGTCAGCTCGCGCAACAGAAGATGCAGATGGATATGCAGGCCAAGCAGCAAGAGGGCCGGCGCAAGATGCAGGAATCGCAGGCGCAGATGCAGATGGAAATGCAGAAAATGCAGAACGAGATGCAGATGCAGAGCCAGAAACTTGCTGCCGAGGTGCAGGCTATCCGCGAAAAGGCGCAAGCCGACGTGGAAGCGATTCTCATCAAGGCCAATGTGCAGGCCGAAGTCGCGCGCAATCAGCAAGCGCAGCAGGCCGAAGCGCAATCACAGGCCGTGCAGGGTGACGTAATGATGCGCGCGCAGGAAATGGCACATAACCAAGCGACGCATGAGCAAGCCATGGAACAACAGGCAGAAATGGCCAACCCGGAACTGGAACAGGCTGAATCGCCTGCTAAAGAGCAAGGAGAGGGCGAATGACGCGCCGCCATTTCCGCTATAACCGCGAATTGGACCGCATGGTTGAGGTAATTCACCCTGACGGCGAACAATTTACGGCAGTGCAAGGCGATATTGAGCCTTTTGTGTCGGTTGTCGATGGAACACTCATAAAATCGCGTTCGCATCTCCGCGATTACATGGGCGAGCGCAATCTTGTTCAGTACGATCCCACAATGAAGCCGGAATATG